CCGAGTCTTGCCTGAATCAAGCGCACCCTTAAGAATGTTTAGTGCATCTTGATCTTCCCACACATCACAATCGTCAAACACTAGAACATTTTTACGGTCCGAATACTTATACAATGTAGCGAACAGTCCAATGCCTGAGATAGCGCCCTTGACAATTTCAAATCGCGGGCGCTTGCCTGCAATTTGATCAAACATACTAGCCTTTTGCATTTGGGTTGTAACACCGTATGATTTGCCGACACCCGGGGGGCCAGTCACAATCATTGCGCGAATGTCGCCGCTGATGCAAGCCATAGACATTTCGTCCAACACAGCAAACCGACTAGCAATACGATCCATAGCTTGGATCTCAGATTCATCCTCGACTACAACAGCTTGCGGCCCGGCCACAACCTCGTCGCCACTCAGATATTTAATATCTTCAATGCTATCCACTTTAACTTTGACTTCCGGGATAGCAATAGCAAACTGCCCGTCATTCTTAACTGTCACGTAATTTCCCTTTTTACCTGTTTGAAACCCCTTGACCAGAGTGAACACTCCGTCGATAACGGGTTGATTGCGATAAGTACCAGCAAGAATTTGAATAGTAGCCATTGATTTTTTCCCCGTGTATTAATTGTTTCAATACAAGTATTGTATCACATAACCCATTTATTGTCAATAAATTTCTTTTGACAAGTGAAACTTTTCTTTGGGATATTGTTCCTTGAATTCCGATGTAGAAATAAACTGATTCAAGTCAGCCATCTTAAAAAAGACCTTGTTCAGGACCGTTTTGTTGGTTGCCAGATCAGTAACTGATAGATAGCACGATTTCGCTTTGCCTGCCATTCGTATGTTCCTTTAGTGTGTAGCTATTATAGCACGGGTGCTATTTATTGTCAAGCCTTAAGAATGTCAGTGATTCTGGCGTGAATCAAGTCCATTTCGCTTTGTTCCATATAAAAATCCGTCGTAGGATCGTAATATTGGCCCTCGATGTTGTCATAATACAACACCCTACCCGAGAAGTTGAAGGGTCCTTCAAGGCCCCTGCGAGGACCATATTTGGTACGCATCTCGTCCATTTGCTCTTTGCTTGCGACAATTTTGTAGCCCATCAACAACCCCTTTCAACTGAACAAGACTCTATTATATAGCCAAATCTATTTAATGTCAACCTATGCTGATGTCTTCCATACCCGCTGTCCTCAAGCGAACCACGTGCCCCAACATAAAGTTTTTACTTTCTAAACCCTTGAGAATTCCAAGGTATCTATTCCTAAGTAATGACACTTCATTGATGAGGGTTTCAAAATCAATTACTTCATCTTCACCGTCTACATATTTTTCAGCATCTCGGCTGGTCAATGCTCTATTGTATGCTTCTAAGTATTTTTGAAAATGCTTTCGGCGAATCTGTCGTAGCTTGATATTGAGAAAATTCAACACAGCTTCAATTTCTTGTAGCTGATTAAATCTATGTTCCGTGACGCCAGGCAAACCGGTAATATTTTTTTCAACATTACCATATATCCTTACTTCTTTTTTAGCAGAATCTAATTCCCCTTCATAGTGAGAAATAAAATCGGGTATTGCCAATAAGTCAGTTGATACTCGGTTGTACCAGGTCATGTATCACCATTCATCATCGTCCTCGTCATCATTTTCTTCCTCATACTCCTCACCCGAATCGTGTTGCTCTGCATAATATTGAAGCGCCTTGCTGATTTCTTTGTCACCTTTAAAAGCGTCTTTGATGTCAATCGCCTCATAATTATGCTCAATTAGCAAGTTGACCATGGTGTCAGCCGCATCTTTCCGATCATTAAAGTCAACGTGTGTCCTTAACGCATCCCATACTTCTACGATAAAATCCAAGCTCATTAAGATACTCCTTCAGCATCCGCATCTTCAACTACCGTGTTAGCAACTGTACGATTCTTCTGTTCGAATTCGCTCATCACTAGTTCAAAAATTGAATTTGCGTTTTTATTCCACTCTTTACGGAAGTATTTATGCACAACTCCATTTAAGTCGATGTATGAGTAACGATTACCTTCTTTAGCAATCATACCCTTCTTTTCCAACAAGTCAAAGAATCCGCTATACGGACTCATTCCTGTTGAGTAAGGAATATGAAGCTGAATATCTTCGAAGGGCTTTGCGTAACGGGTCTTCATAATCTTGCACCCTGCACGAATACCAAGGACTTCTGACACTTTGTTGCCGTCTTCATCTTCCTTTAGTTTAAGTTTTTTCATTGCAACAACGATAGAACTAGCATACACAAACCCGGCACCGCCTGAGATTTTATCGTCAGGGTTATATGGATCTTGACTTGCGTATGTATGATTGGTTGCTACTAGGCCAATGTTTAAACTGCCGAACATATTCACACAATTGCGGACGAGCGCGGTCAGTGCCTTGGGCTTACGACCCATATCACCCTTCATCTCGCCGGCTTCAAACTGATTAACGTCAGTGGGCGTTAGCAGCATTCCAAGACTATCAATTACAAAGAGAACTTTGGGTCGTTCATCTGCAGGCAAGGTTTTATATTCTTTGACAAAATCACTAATTACCCTAGCAACATCGTCAATCATTGCCATATTAAGCTTTAGCATTTTGTCGTCTGAGGTCTGAACGCCCAATGCGTGAAGCCACGATTCATCCAATGCGTTTTCGCTATCAATGAGGATAACGTAGATACCCTGTTCTTGGGCATTTTTAATTAGGTTGCCGGCGCAGATAAAACTTTTGCCAGCACCTGATTCACCTGCAAATACTGTTACCTTACCCAGAGGTACTCCATTGGTAAAACTACCAGAGATCAGGTAATTTAGTGCATAATTGCCCGTTGAAATCCAATCAGTGGGGTCGTTGAATCCAATTGACAATCCTTCAATACTCTTAGTTACACCTTTGCGGAACTTGCTTAGGTCGAATGGTTTTGCCATATTTATTTTCCTTTATTCAGTTATCTATGTGTAATGTTTTTAGTATAGAGCCTATCGGCAAAAGATACTTTGTCAAGGTATTCTGGACAAACATCTGCGATATGTTCTAACTCATACTCGCTGGGATAATGTCGTAGAATAGCTCTTGCTCTATCTCTTACTAAGCTTGGTACACGTGGGGTGCGACCTGGATCGCACAGTTCTTCCAATAATTTTTTACCAGCCTTAATGGCTCGGTATCGTTCATCCGGTAAAGTCATCTGAGGTCTCCTAAGGTAGGGAGATAATCTCCCTACCACCCGCGTAATTATGCAGGTTTAGATTGTCTAGCACGGATCATTGCAAGAATGTCCTGTGCTTTATCACCCGATGCTGCCTTAGTGGGCGCTACAACGGGCGAGTCTTCTTCTACATCAGCCCCTTGCCACGGGGCTGCACTAGTTGCGACAGGTGCTACAGGAGCAGATGCAGTTGGGGCTGATCCAGATGGAGCTTCTAGACCATAGGGACGGTAGTAAGAACCCCACCGCTCATTATCAAACGATTTGCCATCAACCGATGCTTCAAACATTTCTTTGATAACACGCATTTCAGCTTCACCGGGACGCTTGGGCAAGAAGTCTGCAAGATTAAATAGCCCGTGAGTTTCAATTGCCTCTTGCTCTGCCTGTGTCAATGCTGATTCTTTACGAGCCCAAGTACTGGTGCTGTAGTCAGCATAGCCACCCTTTTGTGTTTTCTTAACATTGAAGTCAAGCCCACGCATAATGTCAGTTGGCAATTCTTCCATCTCAGGATCCATCAAACTAGATTTGATAATAGTAAAGATTTGCGGAGAGATAATGAACCTACGAATTGGATTTGCAGGGGGTTTGTCGTCGCCAATTGGGTTCTGTCGAACAAATCCTTGAAAGAGATAACTACGCTTCTTCCAATACTTGTTAGCCTGTTCCTTAAGTGACTCGTCTTTGTACCAAGGACGAACTTCAGCGAGAATTGGACAAGCGTCGCCGTACATTTCTACACAGGGAACTTGAACTTGAACCTGCTTGACATTTGAATCACCCTTAACGCCGTTGAATGGCAGCTTGATGATTTGACGTTCAATCCAGAAAAAAGTATTACTTGGATTGCCATCTTGTAGTAGACGCAAAGTAGCTGTTGTACCTTCGTCCATATTCCAGTGCGCGTAAATCGCGTTGTCAGCTTGGGCGCCTGAACCCTTAGTGGTTTTGTTGTCTTGTGCTTGAATACGAGCACGAATTTCTGCGAGTGATGCCATGATACATTTCCTTATTTCATTGACTTGGTGTCAGATTAATGTCGCTGCTTCCCTATGAAGCAACTAACACTAGTGTAAGTATATCAAATAACTACGCCAGTGTCAAGTATATTTATCCCCGAAACACAAAAACTATTATTTTTGTAAGGTGTAATTTACCCTTTTCTACGCAAGGGCTATAGGGATAGATGGTTTTAATGTGGCATTCACTCCGCGAACACTATGGCTTATACCGCAATATTGTGTACACTGTGACATAACTTCTCGGACTCTATCTGCACCATACCAGAACGTGTGCAAATCGCCCTTTTTAGCCAATTTAAATCCGGGAAACTTGTGTGAGAAGCATAACCGGGCAATGCCATCCATGTCAACCATAATATTTCTATTAAAGCTATTACAAATTAATTCCTCGGTACCTCTACCATTCCAGCCTAACAAAGCATCTTCATTCTTATGAACACTGTTATGGTACATCTCTACGGTGTCAATGTACTTTGGGTCTAAATTTAATTTGTATTTTTCATTGCATTGATGCAGTATCTGCTTTAGCCCCCGGTGGTCCCTAATTACATTCATTTCATAAAACTTATCTGCCCGCTGCTGCCCGGCATTGTCTAATAGCGTACCGAACATTGGTTGTAGCCAATTTAATTTTAGCTTGTCAGCTTGTAAATCATTCAATACAAAATCATAGAACTGTTCTAAGTCTCTGTAATTCTGTTCGCACATTATGGACATGGCGTATATAGGAGTTTTTTTATTCAATAGTTTTCTTGCTTGTAGTAGTAATTTAATTGCGTTTGTCGCAGAAGTAAATGACCCAACCACTCCTCTTGTTGAGTCGTGTATTTTAGGAATATAACTATTTAATGATATTGTGATTTCTGTTGGGCCTTCTATTATTAATCTTTTTGCGACACTTAAGTCAGTTACCATAGTACCGTTCATAACTGACAGGCAACCCAATCCCAATGAACGACACTGCCTAGTAATGGGCCAATATCTTTCTGGATTCATCATTGCTTCCCCGCCACATATAACGATTGATCCTTTTGGATTCAGCGTGGAAAATTCATTAATAATATCATTGCGCTGTTCTATAGTTATATGTGATGGCAGTACCACTTCATCTCTGGTCCAATACATACAGGTTTTACACTTTAGATTACATTGTAAGTTAGTATCTAAGAACAAGAATTTTGGAGGGGAGGTCATTGGTTTAAATGTAGAGAGTTAGGTTTATCACCGTGAATATTATCACCTGATAGTAACCATAGCTTTTCGTGTTGTATCTGTATTTTAGGGTCGCCCCAAATGCTATATCCTAGCTGTGTTATCTTGTAACAAAAACTAACATCTTCGGATAAAAAGGTATTTTCATATTCGTGTGGTACTGGGCTGAACCACGGGCAAGTTAGCGACTCAAACACCCCAGCCTTAACAGCCATAAATCCCATACCACTAGCTCCTAATTTTATCCTACCACCATTGATGTTTAGTTGTTCCCGTTCCAACCAGTGCAGGTGGGTATAATTATCTGTATCTGTTGCTTTAAATGAGATAGCTTGTGCGTAGTGTTTATTGTCGTACTGCATATAAAACCCAGTAACAACCTTATGATCGTTATTACTTATCAGTCGTTCTAGATCGGCGGGTTTCCAAATGCAATCACTATCAATCCAAATAATCCAGTCATATTCTATGGTACCATTGAATGGCTTGAATGTTTTTGGAGGGCTACCTTTACCACCTAACAGCCAATTGCGACAGTTATACACGATGGGTGTGTAGGCATTGACTGTTGAATATTCTATATTGTTTTTATACAGCCATCTGATGGTGTCATTCCAAGAACAAAACCAAGATTTACTAAAACTATCACCAGGTAAACAAAACACTAATTTCATTAAAATATTTAATGTTCTGTTTATCTTGTCTC